GCAGTTAATTGAATAGCGTAATAAGAAATCTTGAGTGGGAAGTTAGTTCCTGAGTTACTATTTACTACTGGTACGTTCATATCGACTTCATAGCCAAAAGAAGTTGTAGACACTGATTTAACCGTAACAAACCCGTTTACAGCAGTAGTTGGATAGTAAACAGTTGCTAAAACCACAGGGGTTTGTGTAAAACGACCAGCATCAAAGTTCTTAGTTCCAATGATTAACTGGTCACCGTTAGCAGATGTTGTCAGATTTACTGTGCCAACTTCCATAGCAAGGGGAACTTGAGCAGGGCGAATGATAGGTCCGTTAAATGTGTTTGTTCCCGAAAAAGCATTATCTGCAATTGTACGTGCATACTGGGAAAGGTCAGGATAAGCAACTGAGAGTGACTCCCACTCTGTACCGCTCCAAACTTTAACTTCTCTATACTGAGACATCGTTACTCGCTTTTCTTAATAAACTTTTCGCCATCCCAAAGGTCTCCAGGACGAGGGTCTGCCTCTGTTCCTGTTTTGGAGTAAGGAACAACTACTGGTTGGCTTTGAAAAATTGCACCCATTCTTTCATCGGTGTGCATAGTTGTGACTACTTCGCCATCAATAATAAAGGCCAAAGTTACTGGTGGTAGGTTTAGTTCTTCTACAGGCTCTAGGTTAGTTGCCATTTGATTCTCCTTCGTCTTGGGATACTGTAACAGGACCCCACTTACCTATGGGGCATGAAGCATGAGGTAATTCGGTCTTTTTTGTCATAAAGCAACCGCATTTTTTACAAGTCTTTGTTGCCTGTATTAAAAACTGGCAGTTAAGACAGTGGTGCTCATAACGATATTTTTTGGTCTCTTCATCAACTCGACCTATTTTTGGGTTTGCTAAATCCCAAGGGCGTACTGTGTCCCCTGGATTTTTCTCTTTCCAGATGTCCCAGGGCCTTTTCTTTTGCTCCATATTATTGTCCTAACGGTTTGACGGTTATTGAGCCAATTGTACGTCCATCTTCAAACAAACTTGGTGCTGCCACTACGCCAAATCCTGTTCCAGAGATGGTAAAGGTGTTAGTGCTGTATGAGCCAACAGTTTGAGAGTAAAGGCTGTCTTTGTATGCTGTTATTGTCAGGTTGTTGACATTTCCTGTAATTTTTAGAGCATTCCAACGCTCAGAGACAGGGGTATCTGCTACAACTGAAACAACTCCGTTTACCATCTTAATAACACGGATGTTGTAGTAATTAGTGTAGGAAACTCCTGTTGCTGATTGCGTACACACTTCTCTAAATCCAGATTGAAGGCACAAATACCTAGGAACTAATGTGTAGCCATTTGGTTCACAACGAACATCTGGGATGTAAACTTGGCAACTACTTGCACAAGTGTAGACAGTTTGCTCTTCGTAAATGGTGTAGCAATCTCCTGGAAATGTTTTATTGGTACAGGTTGTAACGTCGTTACACACGTAGTCTCTATCACAACAAAACGTTCCAGAAAAATTGTTGCAGTATTTAATGCACGGAGAAGTACAGACCTGTCTAGTTGAGCAAATTTCTTCCACATACGGAGGGTCACACTCTACTCCAACTGCAACAAGTTCTGTAGTCTCTGTGCTCGTACAGCAATCATCTGTGTAATAATCGCCATAATCAACCTCTGTGCCATAACAAACTTCATCGTAATAAAACGGAGTATCGCTGTATTGAATGCAATACTCTTGGCTTACAGAAGTTACGCAGTATGAGTAAGGGGTTGCTGTCTGTGTATAGTAAGGGATTACAGCCCACCAGTTGTTTGCATCAGTAACGCGAATGGCTACGCCCATACCTGGTTCTATTTCATTTGCTTCAAGATTAAAACTAATGAATCCTGTGTCTACAACTGCTAATGGGTAATCTGTTTTTGCGCCATTAGTTTTTGCAGCATTTCCGTTAATTTGCCATTGACTTCTTAGAGTTGTCCATGCTTGACCAGATGGCGCAGTACCAAGGCCACTTTGCGTGTCTTGTCTAGAGAAAGCATCGATTAGTTCTGCAGCCCAAAACTGTTTCCATTCACCAGCAACTTTTACATAACCAAATTGAGCCTTCTTCCAACCCCCATTTACTTTTGCGTAAAGGTTGGATGCAGACTTAAACTCTCCAGATACTTTAGAACCAATAGCCATGTCAGGTCCTTAAGCGATGTACTTAATCCAGATGTCTCCGTTATTACCACCAGTTGGGTCTGCAGTTGAGACTGTGATATTACGAAGACGGGATGTAAGTGCTTGGTCTCCTTGCAGAGTTCCCCCTGTAATTTGAAGTGTGGTTTCTGCAGATAACACAGGAGGATTTGAGTCTGAATCTACCCAAACTGTTCCAGTTGGAAGTGCAAGAGCAACAGCATCAGGTTGTGTTGCTTGCATAAGGATTGGCTTAAGTTCTTGGTTATTAACAATAACCTTGCCGTCTTTATCAATCTTGGTTAGTACTGTACCGCCAACATTTTTAATTTGAAGTAAATCGGCTGCTTGGCTGGTAAATCCTTGAAGTGTTAGGGGAATGCTTCCAGAGTTGGCTGGCTGCAAAGTTCCGCCAGTAAACTTTAGATACTGATTATGGACATCGCCTTTAATACCTTTTTCGATATTAGCAATTCGAGCAGAAAGAGTTGAAAAGGTAACGGTTTGGTCGTCAAACGTACCAACGTATCCACCAGATACGTTAGGAGATACTCCAATCGCTGCTTCTACAGCGGTTACTTCATCTTGGATAGCATTAATATGCTCCGCCAAAATGATGTCGGTAAAGTCCGTCTTATTCTGGAAGGACTTCACCCCAGATGGGTATACAGCAGCCATTTATCTTCTCCTAATCTACCTTGCTATTTTCTCTAACTTTGGGGGGTTTGACTGCCTGAACTAGCGGACTTGATGGGCGGTCAGGATGATTGATGGGATTCCAGGACGAGCATTTGCTGGTTGAGCATAAAGTCTGGAAGCCGTGTCTGCTGAGTACCACCACAGTTCTACATATTGCTGTGGGGCGGTTATGGTAACGAATATGTTCCAAGCAGCCACTAACTTGGCATTATTTCCGTCAATGTTGACAATGGTGTTTGACCACGGAATGTCTGAACCATCTTTTTTAAACCAGAACTCAACTTGGTCTGTTCCAGAGTCTGTCTTGTCTAATTGAGCAGAAAACTGGATGTTGTAAACACCCTCGTGCAAGAAGGTGATTCTAGAGTTACTGGTTATCGAGACACCTTTAGAGGCAGCGGTTTGATTAAGTGTGATGGCATACCCGCCACCACCATTTTGGGTTGCAGTGCTGTAGAAGGAACCATAAAAACTTTGTTCTGCTAAGTTGATGACGGTAGAAGTTAAGTCAACTTCTTTAGTACCGTCTGGTCGCCTGTCAATCTTAACTAGGTCTTCGATGTTTGTAGTGACCACCGTGTCAGCCAACGGATTGATGGTGATGTGCTTGTTTGATTTTAAGTTCTTGCCAAAAGAACCTGTCCAAATTGGATAGGCAGGGTCGCCTGACTCAAACTGAATCCAAACACCTTCGCCAACTTCTGGAAGATAAGGGCGTTGACCAGAGTTGAAAGAAGGCCAAGCCCAAGGCCAATCTTGGGTGATAGTTTCGCCTCCACCAAGTTGTGGAATTTTGACTTGAATACGGCGATGACCTTCTGGGTCTTTGTTCTTCATAACAATCCCACGGTACATCCCATAAAACTTTTGGGAGTCGCCGTTATTCACTACATCACCTCAAGAAGGACATCTGCTTCGCTAAAGGTAAGGATTTCATTATCCAATGCTTGGATTTGAGTAAGGCTTGGAGTTCCACCACTCTTATAGAGGAATTGACACTTTGCTCGTGTAATACCTGCAATGTTCTGAACTACAAACTCAACATCTTGAGCAGTGATAAGTTCGCCAAAGTTGACATAGTTGTAACTAAAGTTATCAACCAAAGCAGCACGAAGATTAGCCTCTGCTGTTGCTTGTGTATACTGAGGGTCACGTGTGTACTGGATATTCATAGTCACAGGAACATAGGTTGGACGAGTCAGTGTTAATGAAACTCCAGCCAATGTTCGGTCTGATAAAAAGGATGTCACGCTATCACGCATGTTAGTCCACTCAATTGTTGCTGCACCTGTATCGTCAACTCCTGGGTGTGGGTCACCATCGGTGTCATCACGTTCTGGAGCAACATACATAGTCACAGATGTCCAACCACTTGAAACAGCCTTTGCTTTACCACAGTTGTCTACAGAGAGTGCAAGGTTTTCGTAGTCTTCAAGAGTAATTGCACGACCAGAAGTGCGTAAGAATTTAGGAGCATTTCTACGAATCGAATCGTTTGATTCAGGATTTGAACCTCCTGATGCAGGGTCGTTGTTGAGTACGTCGATTATTCCAGAGAGTGCTGCAGTCTGAGATTCAGAAAGTCCTGGAACATATACAAGGTTATTAATAATTCCTGTAGAAACATTTCCAATACTTCCACCACCTACAGTGTATTTAGCACGAATTGCTGCGTGAACGGTAGGAATTGCTCCTGAAACACCGTCACCAAATAAAACAAAAAGACGGTTGTCTTTGTCATATCGTGTTGTAAACACGCTGTCGTTTGGGCCGTAATCAATTAAGTGCTGTACTTTAGACCACTTTTTAAAGGTGTTTCCGCTTTCAACATATACTTCAATACTGTCTGCAACTACTGGGTCGTCATCAATATCAAAGGTTTGGTCACTTGTTCCATCAGAACTTCCCAATAAAGCACCATAAGAATTACCTGCTTCAACAGTGTTGTACAACCCCTCTTCACAAAGAGTGAACTCTTCACCTCGTGCACCATTTGCAAATGCTGGTACTTGAAGGTCTTCAAGAGTTGTAAAGGTAACAGTTTGAACTGCAGTGTCTGTTACTAATTCGCCTTGAACACGAGTTCCAGCGGGAATTGTCACAATGCTGCCTGAGTTGTTGTAGAACGTCACAAAACAGGTAGCGTTTTTGTAGCCCGAAGGAGCATAACCGTAGGTCTCAGCGATTGCCAACAGGGTATCTCGCTGTGTTGCTGTAGCAATAAACTGCTCGTTTGCAACTCGGTCAATGTAGTAGTTTGCAATATCGCCCATGTAGGCAAATGCTTCTACTAAAGCAAGGCCAAAGTCAGCGTTGTCAGTTCCAGACCAATCAGGAATTCTATCTTTAACTCGTGCAATAAGTTCTTCACGAATTGCGTAGTAATCTCGGTTTGTGTAATCAACCGTTACGGGTGTTTCATCAGCCATTATAGGTTCTCCTGAACTGGTGGGTTTTTACCTGCAATAGCAACCAGTGCTACTACAGTGTTTCTTTGTTCGTCATTTGGCAACCCATAAACGATGTCAACAGAAACGCTTCCATTGTTTGGGTCAGAGTTAATTATAGTGTCTACAAGAGTAAGTTCTGTAAGATAAGTAGCAAAAGCCTTTTCAACCTCTACTGGGATAACTTCTTCCATTCTTTGAGTTGAAGAGAAAACGCTGTTTGCAATCTCAGTCCCAAAAGTAGTCTGCATAACACGTTCACCGACTAAAGTACCAATTACAGATAAAACACGGTCTGACCAAATCTTAGACTGAGATTGAGTAAAGTTAATAGAGCCGTAAGCGTTCAATCCAAACGGCAAGGAGATAGCAACTTCAGCCATATTAAACCTTCCAAGTCTGATTAGTTAACGTGTACCCACTTTGAGTTTCGTTGTACATAAACACGTTTTTTGATGGTGTTGGGGATTTTGGAAAAGACAAACTATCGTTATTTCCAAAATTCGTAAGGTTAAGCACGGGCATCGTTGTATTTCCTTTTGTGCGACTTTTTCCTTTAGCAGTTTCTCCACGCCCATCGCTAACTACAACGCCGTCAGCAAAGTAGTGACCGTCTCTGGTCATAGTGTGAACAACTGACCTAACTAACC